TATTTTATATTGTCAGCCATAGAAATGCTTGTTTAATCAATTAAAAGTTATAGAAAACTGCCAGCAGACGCATGTATGGATCTGCCTTGTCGAGGGAGAACATGTCCTGATAGAACTGGCTCGACTCGTCGCGAATAGTATGAATTTCTTCTATCTGCTTGTCGTGATTGCGGCGTGTGATAACTACATCCTCGCCCTCGAATAATGTTTCTGCATCGTTTGCCCACTTATCGAGTTTCTTTTTGTATTCTGTCAGCTGCTCTTCCATCTTGACAGCCACATCAAACTGCTTTTGCATCATATACATCTCATTACCTTTAGAAATGGCACTCGACAGATTACGCTGCAATATTTCGACATCCGCCTCTTGAACTCCCTGTAGGAAGCCCTCTGTGATGGGATATTTGTTCAGGAACTCGTCCAAAGATGTCGGCTGTTCACGGATGGCACCATCTTTGTCAAGGGGAACCACAAAGAACTTGCTGACAAGCGTCTGGCCTAAGCCATTGGCATGACTGCCATAGAACAAATAGTAACTCATTCCCTTAGGTAACTGCTCACCCTTAACCACGAATGCCTGGTTCTTGGGAACTGATGCTGTGAACTTAGTGAGCAGATACTGGATGATGGGGTGAAGGTCATACAGAGGCAGGAACTTGCTCCAACCACCGTCTTTGCTCTTACGGGATGCTGAAATCGATTTGTTCAACGTCGGTTTGTCAGCACACAGGCGGAAGATGTTATCTGAAGGAACAGCTTCGCGAGGCATGTCAAACAGCACATCGCTCAACTCGGCATTGTTCTTGACTTCCACATACGGAACATCACCTTCTTTCCAAGTAACATCGCCGTGACGTATGGAGTCAAAGGCTTCCAGTTCATTGAATAGGTCACGGTAGAAGGACTCGTCAGTTTGATACAGCGAGAGTTTGGGCTCAAAGATCTTATCAGATAAATGCTCCTGGGCAGGAGTAGTAGCCACGATGTCTGGACGACCGAATCCTCTGCGCTGACGACGGCCAGGCTGCAGGAACTCTTCATCGCCTTTCTTCAAGGCTTCTGCCACTTCATCTTCCTCTTTCTTGCTATTGTAAAGTTCCATCACACTCATGGCATCGCCCAAGGTGTCGTGAACCTCTTGTTCCTTGTCACGCAATTTATCGATGATACGGAAGTCTGTGCGTAGGTCAGCATCCTGGCCTTGGGCAACAAGGTAGTAAATGATAGGCGTTTGTTTCTGGCCATAGCGGTCGATACGACCATTTCGCTGTTCGAGGGTGATAAGACTCCAGGGTATATCATAGTTGAACATGATGTGGCAGAAATAATGCAGGTTAACACCCTGAGAACCTGAATCACTGGAAATGAAAACACGTATCTTACTGTCTTCTTTAGCAAAATCGTTAACCATCTCTTCCTGGTCGGTATCGGTCAGTGAGCCATCAAAACGTTTCACTTGTTCCTCATTAAGCCCGAACTCTTTCTTGATGCTCTCTTCAAGGAACTTCATGGTTGCGATTCGCTCCGTGAAGATAACAACACGCTCTTTAGCATTCTTCTTCCATATCTCTTTCAGCTTCTCACGGAAAGCGACATAGCGGGTATCAATACCTAGATTAATGTTACTATTTACCAAATCAAGCAACCCCTTAATTTCTATGCTATCATCCTTTTTGATACGCTCCTCCAAAGATGCCTTTGCTGCGTAGGGGGACGATAGATAGCTCTTGAAGAGCGACAATGCATATAACGGATCTGTTTCATCAGCATTACTTACAGAACGAAACTTAGTATGCTGTACCTTCAAGAACTTTTCTTCCTCAGGATGGAGATTGACAGGAATACTGATGACCTTTCGGTCTTGGAACTGGCCACGTATCTTCTCGTCCTCTATATCCTTCTTAAAGCGACGAACGTAATATGGCTTGACATCTTCCTGGGTGTATTCGCCATTGCGGGGAATGGAAATGGGGTCGAGCATTCGCATCAGGTTTGCAAACGACTCTGCACTTCCATTATGTGGTGTTGCTGAAGTGAGAATCATCGAATCACACTTCTGAGCAAGGAACTGAGCCAAGTCACCACGTAAGCTGTCCTCGTTGGCAACCTTATGGCACTCGTCGATAACGATGATATCCCAATGGGTCTTTTCAAGCCACGCACGGAAACGACCATTGTTCTTCAGAGTATCTATAGAGATAATGGTTTTGTCGTAATAGTCAAAGGGATTCTTATTCATAGGTATCTCACTCTGAATCTTTGCGACTCCGACGCTGTCAAGACGGACGAGAGGAATGGCAAAACGATTCCAAATTTCTTCCTGGAACTGGGCAAGAATACTCTTCAAAGCACAGACGAGGATTCGCTTGCCACGCCCTCGACGTATCATTTCGCTCAGGAATATGCCAACCTCAATAGTCTTACCAAGACCTACGCCATCAGCAATAAGCAAACGGGGGCGAGGTAGTTCCATAGCCTTCAATGTCGGCTCCATCTGATATTCGGCAATATCGTATGCACCGCCTTGCGCAACGGTAATCTTATGGGAGAAGAAGGCATTACTTCTGATTGCCGTTTCAATAAGAAGGCGTGTCTTACGCCATCGTGGGTCTTTGTCTGCCACAAGGAGAGTATTGGAAGGACTGACTATCTCAATGTCAGTATCAATACTTGTATCAAATATGAAATGGTGGTTCTTCACCAGCTCACTAATACCTGTAGCGTGTAACAGATAAACGTCGTTTATATCTCGTTCTATGTTGGTGATGAGGAAATCCTCACCACGAACAGTGATTCTTTGTCCAGCTGCGTAACTTGTATTCATAACAAATTCTTCCCTAAAACCAACTACAATCTATTTGACATGAAATAAGGAACTCAGTTCAACATCTAATAACTGAGCTATCTTGATTAATGTTTCAAGGGTTGGCTGGCAACTGTTAGTGCACCACTTTGAAACAGTTGCGGGGTCTTTCCCTAACTGCTCAGCTAGCCACTTGTTGGTTTTCTTCTTTTCTACCAACACGACTTTTATTCGGTTAATGTCCTTCTCCATCTTGATTGGTTTTTAGTAAATAATGGGCAAATATAGTAAATAAGTAGCAGAATTGTGCACAAAAACTAAAAAATCTTTCAAATAATCTCTATTTTATTGCGTTTTTTGCACTTTTTCCCAAAAATGAGCATCTTTTCCAGTTTGTTTGTGCATCATTCAAACACTAAAGGGTCACCAAAGTATGACCTCGCTTGTTCCTGTCTTCGACCTACGAACGACGGCGGAACGACTTTGCTACGACCTCGGAACGAAAACGCCCCAATAGCGCAAACTATCCGAACGATAACCCAACACTATTGGAGCGTAACACAGGCGTAAAGACTACACTATGCAGCCGATTTTAGCTTCTTGTAGTAGTCCTTGAAATCGAAATACCCGTTGGGGATGAACTCAACACCCTCCGCAGTAGCCACGTTTGAAATGGCAGTGATGGGTATCTCTTCATGTTTTTCATCAGTACTGTTATAGCATAGAAGAATCCATTTCTGGTTCTTTTGACGCATGTAGTAAGGATGAACAATAATTTCACGTTCTTTCTTACCTTTACCAGGTCTGTATTTGATGGTAGCAGGCGTCTTTGCCTGAATGCAGTTGTACATGGACTGGAACATCTTCAGTTCCTCCAGTTCAGGTATCAGTTCATAGATGAGAATAGGTTCACCTGTCAAATCGAGTTTCAGCAATGAACTTACACGCTCTGAGAGTTGCTTGTACATGAGCGCGCCTTGGATGGGGTCGGTGAAGACAATAGACTGAATGGCCGACTGTATGTGCTGCATCTCTCTGAACGTAAGTACGGTCTTGAATATCGTCTGGTCAGGATCCTTATATCTGTAATACACGCGATAGCTATGCTTCTCGGTTTCGAGAGGAATCCTGTAGCGATACATCATCATTTCGATATCGTTGCGGATGGTGTTGAGACACACCGGACGGAAGCCATCCATTTCAAGATGACGATTGACGATGTCTAACATTTCACGGATTGAATAACCACGTCTTTGGTGGAGTAGGCGGTCGATGATAATCTCACGAGCGACGCTGTTTTTCGTGTTTGCCATTTTTTCTTCTTTTTTGTGATTTAAATTAATAATGTTATCCTAAAAATAATTTTGGAGGCGCAAAATTAGCAAAAATCTACGTAATTTTGTCATAAAAAGAAGAAAAAGTTAGTTAGTAAGGCTATTTTTTCCTCGATTAAGAATAACTTCCAAATTTGTTGGAAGTTACGAGCAAAAAATGGACATAAACTGTCGTCTTTCCTGAACGTAACTTCCTCAAAATTTATTCCACAAGTTTCATTCACAGAACTCCACCAAGTGCGATGGGGTAGACGTCGTGCTGGGGGAACTTTTCGCAACCGATATACAGTGTATCGAAAGCATCGGTACCATCGGTACGGTGCTCCAGCAAGTCTTCTTCAGACTCTGGCTGCTTCTCCATAGACTGGTACCCTCCCGAATACACTCGGTAGTATTGGGGGCCTTCCCTTCTTATGGAAACCGTTGCGTCCGCGTTCGACACCGGCAGACTGGAAGATTCATACTTTAAGGTTACCTATTTTCTTCTTTCCATTTTTGATATTTTATATTAATACCTTTCTTCGTGTTTTCATCTGTACCCTTTATCTCAAAGTTTACTCCAATGTTATTCTCAAAAAAATAACTTGAGATTATACCATCTTTCATAACGAGTATTCTTTTAGGCTTTCCAGACAATTCACGCACCTTGTCCTTTATTGAGACAAAACTATCTTGATTCCAGTCTCCATATTCTAATAATATATACTCCCCCCTAAGCCCTTTTTTGTAGGCAGGTGAAGTGTTATTCAAGACTGTAAATGATACATAAGATTTAGACATGAGACTTTCAAACGCATAATAATTATTTGTTGTTAAAAAAAAATGGTATGCCTTACCACACTTTTCTGAATCCATATCATTATTAGTATGGTTTGAATAAAATACATTTACCCCCAAGAAAATAAATATTAAGATAATAGATGACAGGAATAGGGCACTAATACCATAATACGTGAGAATTTTATTTATTATTGCTCGATAAGTAGAAACATATTTCTCAGGAACAAAGCCATTAACTTCATAGCGACTAAGCTTCTCTGTTAACTCATTATAGTTGCATAGACTGTTCCCATCGGTGTTGTTAATGATGAAAGGAATAATATCTTTCTCTTTAAATTTGTTCTTTTGAATAATTGACTCCCATTGAGAATTAAATGTAATTACTCTCTTAAAACCTGGAAATTTATTATCAATATGGTATCCTTCTTTATTAAGTTCTTCACAAAAAGCTCCCCATAACTTATTATATTTGATTATGTTTCTTTTGTAATATAATATGCAATTACAAACATGATCGAAGTTTTTGGATAAGCTACTACAATTCTCATAATTAATTGAATCATCGTCTTTTGGTCTTTCGCCACTTGCCATACTTAGATAATAATATGATGGTATGACTATAAATAACTGAGAAGGCCTTAAATAATTTTTTAATTGACTAATTTCCCATTTTAGTCCGTCCGTATCGCCAAGTACTATAATTACAGCCCTTGCTTGTTTTAATAATAAGCTTACAGCATCTTTCCAATCATCATCTTTTGATTGTATTTTAATACTTCCGCCACTCGGTATAATTTCTTTCGGATCTGCTAAAGAAATTACGACCGCATTGTTGGATTCATAAATTAAACTTTCATCAAAAGTCTTTAAATTAATTGAAGGGTTTTCGTCTAATCCGAACGCTCTTAAATATATTATTGGCGATGTGTTGCTTTTAACCTCAGAAATCGTCTGATAACTATTTGCTAATCGATTTTTTCTGTAGGAATTTAAAAGCATGATTACCCAAATTGGCGAACCAAATAATATCAAATACAGAACAACTTTTGATCCAAATTTGAAACAGTAATTTAACGAAAGAACTACAGAATAATATTGGACTTCCGCATGGTAAAATAGAACAATTATATAACTTATGAACATTATATATATGCATATTTCAAATAATGTCCATATAAAATAATTAACATCTTGAGGCTGTTTTCTTATATTTCTTAGGTTTAGACGTGGTAACGATAGATTTAAAATCCATGGAACGAATTTAAAATAAGAATAAGAAACAATTAAGAAAACTATAGCCCATGTATCTATTTCATTTATTAATGATCTACTCAATATAGATAATGGAATATAGCATATTAATTGCATGAACTCTATTAGAGTCAAAGTTTTCGGGTCATTAATCCCCTTATAAGTAAGTGTATTCCCTAGAAATAAACTATATAATATAAATGCCAATAGTATAAAGAATCCAAAGTAGGCTATACCACTACAATTAACTAAGTAATCAATCATTTTCGAAATAATGGTTTAAATACGATTCTCTTCTGTACAGGAAATAAAAAATCTTACCTTTTCTTAATAGAACCAAAATAAAATATACACTTACTACCAATAAAACATAGAGAAAAGAATGTGTTTCTATATTGACCCAAAAATTCATAATGAAAAGTCCTATCGTACCTACAATAAAACAATATAAACTTTTCTTTTGTTCTACATAGAATTTCCAAAACCTCCATGTTACAGGGGTGTCATTTTTGTCATGACTATTCCAAAAGTCTTTCGGAATTTTTTCATCTTTACTGAATATTATCTTTAAAAAGGCCATGTAATAATAGATTATAAAATTATGAGTGCAAAAATACGAAGAAAAAATGAAAGAAAAGAATATTTCAGAGATTTTATAATACTCCACCAAGTGCGATGGGGTAGACGTCGTGTTGCGGGAACTTTTCGCATCCGATATACAGTGTGTCAAAAGCATCCGTTCCATCGGTACGATGCTCCAGCAAGTCCTCTTCGGACTCCGGCTGCTTCTCCATAGACTTGTTCTTATGGAAGCCGTTGCGTCCACGTTCGACACCGGCAGACTGGATGGCCAGAATCAGGTCATCGTTGTTCTGGCGGTTGAAGAACGGCATGAGGCGCTGCTTGCCAGCAAAGCCTTGGTTGATGAGCAGATACTTCTCGTCGTGTCGCATCGGGTTGCCAAGGTACACATCCTGTACCTGCCACCCGTGTCGCTCAAACTCATGGACGACAACATAACGGAAGTCCTGGTCGTTCACTGCATAGTTCGAGCCGAGGGCTGTGGCATCGTAGTAGAAGATAACCGTCTTGTTCTGATGATAAGCGTAATACGCGCAGAAATCATCGACCAAGGCGGGAATCTTACGCTCGAACTTGACGTAGAAGGACTTTAGGACGTTCAGGCGGTTGCCTGACGGCTGACCAGCCACTATCCAGTTGATATTAGCATTGTAGTCCATGCCAATACAAATCGGGGCCAGAGGGTTCACGTCCTCGTCAGCACGTGAATCAAGTTGAGAGTTGAGAGTTGAAAATTGAGAGTTGGCCCGAATGTCGTAGTTCTGCTGTGATGTCTCTTTCAGGATCTTGTCGTAGCCCAGCTCGTCGAGGTATGCAAAGTTAGAGGCATCATACTTGTGATGTTCCTGCATCGACGAGTAGAAGCCGTCGTGTGTGATGCCGATACGCTGACAGAGAATAGAAGTCTGGAAGGTCTTCGGTGTCAAGTCACGCTTCATCTGACGCAGATATTCTTCGCCCAGAAGCTGCAGGTTCTCAATGGTGCTGTACTCCTTATAGTACACCGCCACTGAGCGCATCTTGTTCAGCGACTGGTCGAGCCATTTCAAGTAGCCCTTCAGATACTCAGGAATGGGTTGATGAAGCTCCTTCATTTTCGCTATGCGCTGCTTCGTTTCCCAAATCTTGTAGATGGTACCCTGAATCGTCTCGATAAGTTGGGGATCCATCTTTTCCCGATAATGCAGGAACCAGGAGCCCTTCTGCGTCTGGGGCATGTCACTCAGTACCATCATGGCATGGTTAAACGAATGATGGCCGAAGTACGAGCGAATACCGCCGTTGGCAGGCAGCGTCTCGTCCTTCAGCTTATTGTAATCAATGAACTTGGCCTCGTCTATCAGCAGCCAACTTAACGTCAAAGAGTTAGAAGAACCCGGACGGTCCTGAGAGATAATGACCGCTATAGAGCCGTTATAGAACGTGATGACATGCTCATAGTCTGCCGGCTCCGTAATCGGTTTGGCAAAGGACTTTGGCGGTTTCCGGCCTACCACATAGTGTATGCCGTTAAGATATCCCCAGCGCTTCCATGCGGCAAGCAGTCCGGGGATGGTGTTCGTGAGGCCATGCTTGAATGTCGGTACCACGATACCACCCGTACTGCCCGGCATTCGCTGCATGTTCCTCAAGACGAATGGCGAGGCGATAGAGTCCGTCTTACCAGTACGACGGCCAGCGACAATGACAGTGGTCTTGGCGCCGATGTATTGGGCCATCAACTGTGGCTTATTGAAGTACACACGCTTCTCATGCTGGCGGGCTTCGGCGTCCCAAAGGGAGGTGTCTATCGTGGTTTTTGTGGGCATGGTGGGTCTAATGGGCTATTGTTGGTTCTGATTCTTCCTTGGGGTCGTCAAAGATTTCCTCAAAGTTCATATCGGCTTCCTCATACTCGATATTCAGCGTATCAGGGTTAGAAGCGCCCAGTTCCTTGGTGAGCTTCTTGATACGCTCGTCGATATTAGGCACAGGATTGATACCAACGACACGAGGGTCAGTAGTGGGGAAGAATGGCTGCACCACAATCATGTGATACGGTACGGCCGTCTCGTCCTCTACATCGATGCGGTTGTACTTAGCATATGAGGTGGCCGCTTTCTCCATCGTCTTAGTATCCTTGCGCTTCTTCGCCATCTGGTATGTCTCGAGTATCATCTCGTTATAACGCCAACGGTGATAGTCACGTGAGGCCTCGGAGAGATTGGGTAGGAGAGACTTCACGATTTTCAGGTCAGCGTAGGCAGTGACCTTTGAGATGCCGTAACGCTGCATGATTTCATCGACGAACTGACGGTCCTTTGCGTCGCAGTTCGAGATGCACCATGTTACCATGTCACGCAGGCGGAGAATGTGGTCAACCTGTGTGATGGCGTACTTGGCCTCCAAATCCTCACGCTGGGTGTAGAGGTCAGCTCGGGCTATGTCTATGATTGATGGTAAAGGCATATAGTATATATCCTTGCAATTTGATTGCAAAGATACCTATATGCCAGAATATGGGAAAAGACAGGGATGAGGGATGAAAAATATGGGTGCCCAGATTTTTCTGAGCACCCAAAGTTTATGTTGTTATAGATAGTTGGCCGTGGCTTAGGGCATTGGCTCGATAGTACGGAAACCACTGCCCTCGCCGGTGTCGATCATGTTGGAGTCGACGGTTACCGAGCCGCAATCGCCGCCCTGTCCTATGCCGATGCACTCTGCATTATCACCGCCCCTATAAGCGCCGATGACGGCCGATCCGCCGATGGTGATGTTGCCGCAGGAACTTTGAAATCCGCTGCCGATGCCCGCAGCGTCTCTGCCGCCCCAAACCGTGACCATGCCGCCCGTGATGGTAATATTGCCGCAGCTGCTTTCCATCCCGCTGCCGATGCCGGCACCATTGTCGCCGCCCCAGGCCTGGATGTTGCCGCCCTCGATAGTGATGGTACCGAAGCTGGCGTTACTATAGCTGCCGATGCCAGCGGCACCTTCGCCGCCCGAGGCCGTGATGGTACCGCTCTTGATGACGACGTTGGCTGAACTGCTACCGCCGCCGATGCCAGGACGGTTGTCGCCGCCCTGGGCCGTGAGGCTACCGCTCCCTTGGATGGTGAGGGTGCCGGCGTTGATACAGATGGCGTCGCTGTTGCTGACGCTGTTGTTGCCCAAGAGGTTGATGGTGGCGGAGCCGGCGCAAAAAATGGCACTGCTTTCGAGGGTAACATCGCTCAGTGTCACCGTTGCACCGTCGGTGATGGTCACGTTTCTATTGAAATCGCCTGTAAGGATATCGCCGTCCTGCGCCGTGTAGTTGCCCGAGATCTTCGACAGGTCCACGATGCGCTTCTGCATCGAATAGCCGTCCCAGATGCGGCTGAGGTTATAGACCTTCGAGGCGAATGACTTCTGCCCGATGTTGACGGTATACGTGTCGTTGGCATCGGCGGTATTCGTCAGGCGGATGCCGTGGAAGTAGTTGGCAATCGTGGGGATGAAGGCGAATGAGAGTGTGCCGCCCGTTGCTGTCATTGGCGACGAGGCCGAGGCCAGCGTCGTCGAATATTCCATTGTTTCTGTCGGGCCGAAGAGGTACTCCACCTTATATGTGGCATCGGCGGTAAGCCCACTGATGGAGCAGTTCAGTATCGGCTGGACCGAATAATTGGCGAGGGTAAAGCTCTTCGTGCCCGCGTTGTAGTCGCCTTTCACCTCCAATGCCTTGGTCATTAGCTCCTCGACCGAGGCGGCGTAAATGCAACTGTATTCGACATGCTGGTCTGATTCATTTATGGAGTAATCTCTATTCTCCATTGTATTCTCGTGGATCAGTGTACCTGACACGTTATTGCACTCACCCAGTGGGTCGTCAGTTGAGAAGATGCTAGAGTATGAGACTTGTTCATAATGTCCGGGCACATCAACCTCCCATCTTTCTCCGGCAATTTGATAATGGCCTTCTTCATCGACGACCCATATATCATTTCCTGGTTCATATATCCCGTTTCCATCATCGTCATAACCAACAAGTACATCTCCTCCATACTCATAATGTCCTTGTTCTTCAACCCATTCTTGCTCCTCTTCCTTGTGCCCTACTTCGTTAATCCATTGATAAACAGCCAGGTCGCCAGTGAATGTGGCGTTGGTGGGGTTGCTGGAGTCGAAACTCTCTGTATCTAAGCCCAGATAGCCGACAATATAGTTAGGATAGTATTCTATACCACTTGTTTCAATACCCTTATCGCCATGGGTGCCGTATACGTAGAGCTTGTCGCCAGCCGTGAACTGCAGGGTGCGGGTGCCGTTAGTGTAGTCCACTGTGGAGCGGGTGGCGGTGGGGTCAATACCAGCACCCACGCTTACGTGAATCTTTGTTGCTGTCTCAGTCGGCTGCTGTGGTGCCGTCGGCTCCTGGGGCAAGTCATCCTCGCTGGAGCAGGCTGTGAATGAGAGGGTGGCGGCCATAACCAGCCAGCCTAAACTTAAATTCTTAATATTTTTCATTTTCAATTTTGATCGTCATAGGGGCAAGCCCCTACGCTTGATTATTTGACCCCTTCGGGGCCCTTTAATTCTCAAATCTCAAATCTCAATTCTCAATTCTAGATCTCCTCCTCTTCATAGGTTACTGACATGCCTGCCGAAGCAGCTTGCTGGCCATTGCTTACCATCAACATTGCTGTTTGTCTCAACTCAACGACCTTCATCACAGGTCGTACGTACTCTCTCTTTGTTTTCATTGTTCTTTATCTTTTTATTGTTTATTGTTTTTGAATGTATGTTCGTTTACTGCTGCATCACCACGTCGAACGTGTTCGTCCCCTTGGTGATAGTCACATTTTCGAGCGTGCAAGTGTATGTGCCTGCGTCGCCGCCGCCAATGATGTTCTTACAGGTAGCTGTGAATGTGAGCGTACCGCTCTTCATGGTCCACATATTGACGGTGATAGACGTTCCGGGGACGATACCGTTACCGTCGTTCGTGAGCGTGGCTGTGGCCGAGCCCGTCACGGATATTTCGGTCGTATTGACCATGGCATCAACGCCGCCCTTCTTAAAAGTGATGTTGAACGTACACGGCACGACGGCATTGACAACGCCCTCAATGGTTCCGTCGGCAACGCTCACCGTGCCGCACGTACCATCCTTGCCCACGCCAATGTCGTGGGGATTGCCTTCGCCACCCGTGGCCGTACCCGTTGCTGGAGCGCTGATGGTGATGTTACCGCAGGAGGCCGTGCTGTTTTCTTCGACGGCACTGTCGGCCCAGCCCGTGCCGATGCCCGCAGCATGTTTTCCTCCTATGGCCGTGACGTTGCCGCCGGTGATGGTGATGTTGCCGCAGGAGCCGGTGCAGCTAATAGCTAAATTTTCTCTCATAGTATAGCCCGTACCGATGCCCGCAGCTTTTTTTCCTCCTATGGCCGTGACGTTGCCGCCAGTGATGGTGATGTTGCCGCAGGAGGCAGTGCCCCCGTCTGCATATCCGCTACCGATGCCCGCACCGCCAAAATTCCCTCGGGCGGTGATGGTGCCGCCCTCAATCCTGATATTGCCCACCGTCTGGTTATAGCCGCCGCCGATGCCCGCACCTTTACCTTTGGTGGTATTCATACCCGTCTCCGCCGTCAGCGTGCCCGTGCCGCGGATGGTCAGCGTCGTGCCCGTAGTCCCGGCCTGGATGCCCGGATAGTAGCAGTTGTATCCCTTCACGTAGTTCTCCGTGCCGTCGGCCAGCACGATGGTCGCGTCGCCAAGGCAGGTGATGCCCGCCCACGGCGTATTTTCCTCGTCGGTCGTGCGCCCCGGAATTGTCGCGCCGCAGAGGGTCACCGTGGCCCCTGCCGCAATAGAAATCTTATGGTAGTCCGAGAGTATGCCTATTAGCACGTCGCCGTCCTGCACATTGTAGTTGCCCGAGAGCTTCGACAGGTCCACGATGCGCTTCTGCATCGAATAGCCGTCCCAGATGCGGCTGAGATTATAGACCTTCGAGGTGAGTTCACGGTTGCCCAGGTCGATGCTGCTCACAACCGTCCCACCTTGCTCGACATCGAGCGTCCAGTGGCCTGTGCCCGTTTCGGTGTTGGCGAAGGCAAACGTGGCCGTGCCGCTTGCGTCGGTGTCGTGCTCGACGTAGGTCGAAAAATAGCCGTCCTTATACAGACTGAAACCGTAGGTCTGCGAGGCTTTGAGGCCGGCAATGGTGCAGTTCAGGATGGGCGCTGGTGTGTCGGTGGTGCTCAGCTGGTAGGCCGAGCCGTTGTACTGGCCGGTGACGACGAGCGCTGTGGTCATCAGCGTCTCCACGTCGTCGGCAACCATCTTCCCTATGTTTATCGCCAGCGAGCCGTTCGACTGTATGGTGTATAACCCTGCTGCCAAGCCCTCGTGCAGCAGATAGGCCGTCGAGCCCGTCAGTGGGTCGCCGTTGCCGAAGTCGTAGGTCGCCTCTTTTCCAAATTGGTCACAGATTCGCAGATCGCCCTCGAATGTGGCGCTCAGGCCATCGTTCGCCAGCGTGCCGTCCTTCATCGTCAACTCGCCCGTCAGGCGAAGCTTCCCGTCGCCCAGAATTTCGCGGTAGATGTACAGCTTGTCGCCCGCCGTGAACTGTAGGGTGCGTACGCCGTCAGTGTAGTCTACTGCCGAGCGGGTCGTAGCGGGGTCAATACCTGCGCCTACGCTTACGTGAATCTTTGTTGCAGTCTCAGTCGGCTGCTGTGGTGCCGTCGGCTCCTGGGCCAAGTCATCCTCGCTGGAGCAGGCTGTGAATGAGAGGGCGGCGGCCATAACCAACCAGCCTATACTTAAATTCTTAATATTTTTCATTTTCAATTTTGATCGTCATAGGGGCAAGCCCCTACGCTTGATTATTTGACCCCTTCGGGGCCCTTTAATTCTCAAATCTCAAATCTCAATTCTCAATTCTAGATATCCTCCTCTTCATAGGTTACTGACATGCCTGCCGAAGCAGCTTGCTGGCCATTGCTTACCATCAACATTGCTGTTTGTCTCAACTCAACGACCATCATCACAGGTCGTACGTACTCTCTCTTTGTTTTCATTGTTCTTTATCTTTTATTGTTTATTGTTGTTTGTTGAATATCTGTAGCTTAGTTAGCCTTCGTTAGCGTCCAGGTCTTACCGTTGTTGCTCACGGTGACGTCAAGGTCGCCGAAGGTGCCGGTGGAGCCGTGCTCGCCTGGCATATAGGGGTCCCAGCTATCTGAGCCACCATAATAAACAGTCTCACTTCCGAAAATAACGTACTTACACGTGCTATACCAGGGACCCTTGCCGATACAGGGCTCGTTTCCATCAGTATTTACACCCTTGGTGGCTGTAACGCTGGTAATTGTGGTGGCAATGGTAATAATGCCACATGTGCAGGAAGCGCATCCTGCTCCAATACCGATGCCATAATCGCCGCCAGTAGCAACAACCGCTCCGCCATCGATGAGGATGTTGCCGCAAGTGCTACTAGATCCACTTGTGCCTATGCCTGTAGCACCGCCTTCAGAACCTGCTGTAGCCGTGACTGTTCCGCCGCTGATGGTTATATTGCCGCAGGTAGCACTTTGGCCTGCACCTATTCCTGTACCATCCTCATTGCCAGTGGCTGTGACGGTACCGTCGCTGATTGTGATGTTGCCGCAGGAACCACTAACTCCGCTGCCGATGGCGGCAGCGAAATTGGCGGTTTGGTTGGCGTAGATAGTTCCTCCGGCGATAACGATGTTACCGCAAGCAATTTCGTTTCCGCCGCCAATACATGCAGCGCCATTACTTTTGTTAGAGAAGACATTCAGTTCTCCCGAGCCGCTGATGGTGAGCGTGCCGTCCTCGGCCACAAAGATGGCGGGATAATTGCTGTTGTCGCCAGCCTTAATAATGTCTCTAGAGCCGCCCAGGATGATGTTTGCCGAGCCGAGACAATGGATGGCCGCGTGGTCGCACTCGTCAGGAGCCTGAAAATCCACGTTGCTCAGCGTCACCGTCGCCCCGTCGGGGATGATCACGTAGCCGTCGTAGCCGCTGAAGCTGCCTATTAGCACGTCGCCGTTCTGCGCTGCGTAGTAGAGCTTGCCGTTCGTGTCCGTCGTCGTCACGCTGCTCAGGTTGACGAGGCGGTGCATAGTTGAGCCGTCCCAGATGCGGCTGAGGTTATAGACCTTCGCATCGAATTTTTCTTTTTGTCCAATGATGCAGTTGATGACATCATCGTATTCTGGTTCGAAACCTTCGCTGGTGCAGAGTTGGATGACATAATAGGCATCGCCTGTTTTATTGAAGCCGAAGGCGAAGCGGGCTGTGCCATCACCGTTGGTGGTGACGGTTTGGGTGAAAATGCAATCATGAGTGAAGCCCAAAGAATTGTATCCCTCCACGTTTTCGGCATATCCGAAGCGGACATAATACTCGGTATTCTTGGCAAGGCCGCCGAAGGTGCAGTTGAAGATGGCGTCATCGCAGCTGAGATTGAAGCGCTTATCCGTCTTGTTGTATCTGCCTTGGACGTGTATCGCCGACTCCATCAACTTCGAGACATTGTCTGTCTCACCCGTCATAAGGCTCTTGTTATATTGGAAGCGGTAGCTCATGCCCCACAGGGTTTGGTACAGCCCCGATGGGGCATCGGCGTGAACCAGCTTGCCATCGATAGTGTTATCGCCGTACCACGTCATCGGGTCGCCCTCCTGCGAATAGTCCGCATCCTCTTCCCACTCATCGTTCACTTTCTCGTACACCGTCAGGTCGCCATCGAACGTGGCACTCAAGCCGTCGGCGCTAATATCCTTGATGCTAATCAGGCCGCACATGACACGCTCATTCGGAGTAATGCTGCCGTGGATGTAGAGCTTGTCGCCCTCGGTGAAGGTCAGCGTGCGGGTCGAACCGTCCTTCACCACGAGGCTGCGGGTTGTGGCATCGTTGATACCTGCACCCACGCTTACGTGAATCTTTGTTGCTGTCTCTGTCGGCTGCTGTGGTGCCGTCGGCTCCTGGGCCAAGTCGTCCTCGCTGGAGCAGGCGGAAAACATCATGGCGGCGCCTGCCATGAGCAGGGCGGCAAGGCCCATCATCACAGGTCGTACGTACTGTTTCTTTGTTTTCATCATGCTGTTATTTTAATGTTTAACGTTTATTTCGGTGTGATTTTACCAAAAAACACCGCAAAGGTACAAATAAGTGTGTAAAATACCAAATAAATTTGGGTATTTTTCCAGGATGCTTTCTATCTTTTTGTTTTACTCATCATCCTCCATGTCCATGAGGTTCTTTTGGGCGTTCTCAAGGGCTAGGGGAGAGCCCACGTAGGCCAACTGCATTTCCTGGTGCAGCAACTTCACCTTGGAAGCGGCTTTGCCCTTGTGATAACGCTTACTGACCTCTGTGGAGCGGTCGGCAATATCCTCGCGGAGCTGCTCGGCGGGGATGTCGAAAAGCACGGCCATATCTGAAATCTTCAGATAGATGGAGGCGTATTGCTCTACTTGATTGAGCATTTCTTCGGTGTAGTCGATATTGGGCATAATGGGCTGAATGGGTTTAATGGGCTTGGATTCGCTGGATGAAGAGGTCATATAGCGGAACGCTGTGATTATCGATTAAATCAGTAATCTCTGCGTGTAGCCTGTCAAAGATGGCCTTGTCAGTAGAGATAAACGCAGACTCGTGGCGATTACCACGTGTCAGGTTCTGTGAGGTAATGACTGAGACGGTAGCCCCGCCCTCAGCCTGTACCAGCAGAATCTTCGAGTGATTGTCAGTGAGGAAGGTACGCTCAATGACCTGTGTCATGAATGACCAGAGCTTGAGTGTCTTGTTCGTGGCTTTGTGGTCAAGAACCAGGTTGAACTCGCTGACCTTGCCGCCTTTCTCGATGAAGAACAAACGGCGCAGGAACTCCTCGGAGATAGAAAATGAAGTCTGCCACACCTTGGCTGTGCCTACCTGCTCCAGAATCCATTCAAGCAGGTCTGCTACCTGAACGGCATTGGAGAGATAGGCTTGTGAAGGGCACTCAGAGAGTGGTTTTACAACGTCAGCCATGGTGGAAGTTCGCTTCATGAAAGTTGAAAGGTAAAAGGTGAAAGTTGAAAGCTACTGCTTCTTCGAAGCTTTCTTCGTAGTACGCTTAGAGGGCGCCTTTGCCTTCTTAGGCTTAGCCTCGGATGGAGTGGGGGCTTCAGTGCCCTCGGTTGACACCTCGGGAATGGTGGCTTCAACGATAACTGGCTTTTCAACATCATCTGTGGCCATGTCCGTTTCATCGGCATTCTCTGCTACTGAGGTGCCAGGGATGAAGTGGTCGTAGGTGTACCAGTTCTCATGCAGCTTCTTGTCCAGCTTGATAATCTCCTGCAGGAACGGGTAACGCTCGCTGTCTGGGCAAGTTGCGTTGTCGAGGCTTAGGGTACGCAGCTTCAGATGCAGTTCTCGCATACGATGAACCAGATCCAGGTTCTCTACATAGAGCGCCTGAATCTCAGCAGGCAGGTTATCGTGGTCGGCACGTTTGCCTGCTTTGAAATCAGCGAACTCTTCCGATTTGGAGGAAGGGGAGATGGGGCCAATGGGCGTGTTGGGGTTAATGGGTGAAGTAGAAACCACATTAGGCTTAATGACTTTTTTTACGATATCATCGACCTGGGCCTGCATGTCAGACACCTGGTCGTGGGTCAGCTTCTGGAGTCGGAAGTTCAGGTACTTCTGAAGCTGTCCCTTGATGAACTCCGCCTTGCCTTTCGGGTTGATGGAGATGTTATGATACATGATTCTGTTGCCCGAAAGCTGGAGTAGCAAAAGGGCACCTTCATCCCAATCTTTCTGACTGTCAGGTGTGTTCACCCATGCCTGAAGTTTGGAAGTAAATTGTGCATCTTGATTCATATTCAAATATTTATGTTTTACTTTAGAGTTTATTATTTATTCCACTGAGAAACAATAAGTTCTTATTGTACGGTTCGAGCGCTCTTTGCATCGCTTGAAGTGTCTGGCCAGTTGTCACGAAATCATCGAAGCAAATGATATTTTGCTCATTAGGAACGACGTTTACATCGAAGATTGCACCGACGCGCTGCTTGGTTCTGCAGCTGCAAACATCCTCGTAAAACGGGATGTTCAATTGCGACGCAATCTGCTCCGAGATACGTGTGGCGAAGTTCTTCACAAGATGGCGGCGTTTAGGTGTCGTGATGATGCACCAATTGCCTTTTGAGAGGTCCGGTCCGATGATGTCATGTATGAATGAAACCATCGTAGAAGCGAAGAACAACACCATACTGTCATCAGCCTTGATATCAGTGAGTGTTCTGCCATAGACCGACTTCTGCCAGTACGAGAGGAAGAACAACCCAGAGCGGCGTGTCAGGCGCGGGCGCGGTGTGAAGTCGCAACGCGCTTCCACCGTCTTATCCCATCCTTTGCGCTTCTGTTCAGCAAACAAATCTTGCTCGCGCTTTGCCTGAATATCTTGTAAAGCGAGTTGCGCACCCCCGATATCAGGGACTTCTATCTCTGATAGCAGGTCGCCCATATCTATAGGAGTGCGCATACTCATTGGTTACTTAGTCTGAAGGCTAGTTATAGTTATCGTCATTGCTGTTACCGCTGTTGATGACGAGGGCAGCGTTGCCGCTCGGCATCTGGAACGAGCCAGTATATACACCGTTGTTCTCAGTCAGTGCCACAGTGCTGCCATTCAGGTTGGCGGTGGGTACTTGCCCCTCAGCAGGTGTTACGCTGATGCTCACCTCGGTGCCGGCCTGCAATTCAGAGCCAGAGGTTACGCTGTTGCCGTTGGCAGTCACTGTAGATATACCGTTACCTGAGCGACTAATCGTCAGCTTGGGCGCAGAAGACGACCCACCGCCGGTGTTACCACCGGTATTACCACCAGTGCTGCTTGATGCAGTCATATTGATGGTGAACCAGAGCACATCATGTCTGTCATCGCCTGTGCCCTCCTGACGATAAACCTTCACCGTCTTAGGTGCAGAAATGACATCGATGCAGTTTGCGGAGGTCTCAGCGCTATTGATGGGAATCTCAGTCTCTTCGCTGCCAATCTTGTACGACAGGTATGACATGTGAGAGCCCGTGAACTTCATAGAAGTCAGGTTGCCGGTGATGTTGATTGTGCCACCCTGGGTTACGCTATAGTTCTGGCCGTTGATCTGCACGCTACTATTGTATGTAGGTGCTGACGAGCCTGAACCGCCAGTGTTCGAACCACTGCCGCTGTTATTTCCCGTGTCCTGGTTAGGGTTTCCCTCAGGATTGATTTCCCCATCCTCGGTGTCAATCGTTCCTGCATAGAAAGGCGCTGGGCACTCGTCCGTAGCTTCCACGTTGATGGTTGTAGAGGTAGTACCAGTGGCACCCTGTCCCAGATCCTGGGCAACAGTTGTCTTGGTGGGCCACTTGTCAGAGCCTACGACGCGGAAAGCGCCACGCATATCCTCAACGAGGAACACGTTGTCGTTGTTATTGAGGTATGCAGCAGCTGCAGAAGCCTCGTCATCGACACCAGGATGCACAGCCACCAACTTGTTCAGCTGCGTCTGTGAAGGGTATTCGCCCTGTGCCTCAGAAGTCAGCTGAGATTTATCGGAGATGATATCGATGAACTTCCACTTCGCATCGGCACGGAGCACGAAGTCACCTGCATATGCAGCAGATGTCAATCGTCCATTTGCGTCGTGCTGCAGTCTTGGCCAGCGAAGCACGTCATACTTGGAAATGTAATAGATACGGCGCTTTACGCCGGGGAGCTCGGGTTTGCCTTGGCACCACGCGAGCGATTTTTGTACTGATGAACAATCCATGAAAGTTGAAAGTTGAAAGGTGAAAAGTGAAAGTTGAAAAGTGAAAGTTGAAAAGTGAAAGTTGAAAAGTTGAAAGTTGAAAGTTGAAAATGGGAGCCAGAGTCTTCACAGGTACCGGCTCCCCCAAACAACTCAGAAAAAATGAAAATAGAAAAAGATGAAGAACAACAGATTATTATTTCAAGAATGGCAGATGCTGTTTAACCATTGCCGCCTTCGCCACCTTCACCAGCGTTACCGCCTCCCTGAGCAGGAGCAGAAGAGCCACCGATTTCAATGACCTTCAGTCGTCGTTTGTCGACAGACTCGAACTGCACGCCGAAGAACATGGTAGCGATATATGATAGGATGAACGGCTCGTATTCCTTGACCATGACGTTCTCCATATCACCCATCTGGTCGTAGCCAACGAGCATATTGATCTTCGGCGATACGTGGATGAACTTAGAGTCAGCCTTGTTAGCCAGCGGACACAGGATGAGTCGGCCATCAGAACCCTCCACAACCGTCTGGTTGTACTGGTTGTTATAGTTGATGCCAGCATGAGTCAGCAGGTACGCCTCGTTGTACTTATCCGCAAAGTCCTGCGAACAGTACATATAACACGTCTGGGCACGCAGGCGCGGATCCAGCGAGAAAAGCACCTCCTTGGCGATGTCCACGGCATTGGCTGTGGTTACGGCATCGGTGATTTTCAGATAGTTGCCCTCAGACTTCGCAATCTTTCCGTCGGCAATATCGTTGGCGGTGATGGTGTCGAAACCATCGAACAAGTCGTTCGTGGTGTCACCGTTCGGATTGCGCTTACCAGCCCAGATGGCGTTGTTCAGACTCTCTGACAGCGACTTGGCAATCAGGGCCAGCACATGCTTGGCGGTAGGTGTCTGCATCTGGCCGTCGCCCTTGGTGGCACCCATAGCACCCAGCAAAGTGCTCACAGCACTGTTAGGCTCGAAGTTAGCCACTACAGAGCCGAAGAATGTCTCCAGCGTGCGGAAGTCTAGGTTCAGGTTATAGTCGGTACGGCGCGAGGGCTTATAGGGAGCGAACTGCGCATTGCCGCTCATGGCTGCGACATTCTCCTTATAGCGGATGCCAGGTCGGCCAGTCATGAACTTCAGG